AGTGTAGGTAACAGGCAAAGCTAAACACCATAACTTCTTCTAGTAAGTTGTATCCCACCTGATTCTGCATTTGTTATCTTTCTATCTTCTGAATATACTTCTATTTCCCATATATCAGGAGTTCCACCTGCAACCATAGCAGCACCTTGAAATCTAGCATATAAGCCACTATGAATTTCTTGTAATCCACCTGTTATAATTTTATCTGTATTTTCAGAACCTAAAAGCTTATCATTTCCATAATATTCAACCTTAACCTTTGCTACGCCATAAGCACCAGCAGTAGTACAAGTAATTCTTAATAAATCAAATGCTTCACCTGTATAAGCACCACTTGTTTCAATTACTTCCATTGATCCACTACCTTGTATTCTACTGACCTTACCCTTACTATCATCTGCATCTACTTCAAAAGATAGCTTTGATTCACCCTTATTTAACTTATCAACAATTCCTGTGCCATCCATGTTAGTAACTAATGAATGATAATAATCTGCATCTTCTTGCCTATTTTCAGTTCTAAGTAGATTTGATGCACATATATAGCAAGTTGCTTTAACTATAATAGCATCATATTCTACAGCACTACTAGAATAAGCTGTATTTGCATCATATTGGGCATATTTTGGTATAGGGGTAGGGTATCTTCTATCTAATAGATTATTGAGTTCCATTGAAGCATTTACAAGCATTTGGTTAAAGTAGGTAGCATTATCTATACCTGCTTCCATTAACATATCATTAGGATTTTTACCTGTGTGGAACACTTGAACAGAATCAGTAGATGCTGAATAATTATATTCATAAATAGCATTAGGGCTATCTCCTACAGAAGTTCCCTCTATTCCATCAAAGTATAATTGTGTAATTAACCCTGTGTTATTTGCTTGATACTGATTTGTTGTATCTGTAGTTGTCCACCCTACTATCTGTGTTTTAGTATCAAATTGACTAAATGCTGGATAATACATTTCTAAATCTGTTTGACTTGCATATTTAAAATCAGTAGCCATATTTTATTTCCTTCTTTTAGGGGTTTTCTTTTTAGGTCTACCTACTTTTTTACCATATGTTCCTGTTCCTTTTGGCATAATATTCTCCTATTTTAATCCTATTACTTCTACTATTGCATTAATTTTACTATTTACACTTCTTCCTGCTACTGAAACCAAGCTATTACCTACTGTATTAGCATATTCATTACCACCTGAATGTGCTGATCCATAATTAGCATCTACAACAAAATTAGCATTTGGTGGACATCCTTGTAAATCAATAGCACCTGTTTCATAATTTATTGTTCCATTACAAGCACCTAGTATATTTCCATGACCATCATCATAAAAGAAAGCACTTGTATTTGGTATTGATACATTTGATCTTTTATCATTTATTGTATCATCAGGAAGTTTTGCAGGAACAGCAGCTTCTATATCTCCTACAGCCATGCTAATAGCACCAACCCCAAAAGGTGTTGTTCCACTTGCAGGTGCAGTTATTGCTATTGCTGATGTTGATAAATGCTGACCTGATGTAAATCTTATATCACCATTCACTATACCAACATGAACCTTTTTATTTAACAAGTTAGAACTTGTTGTATAAAACTGCTCATCTAGTGCTGCTTGAATTTTCTGTATTAAACCATTATTCCCACCAAAATTACCATTAGAAGAATCTGTAGTAAAACTTAAAGTATGATCTGATCCACCATCTACTGCTATATCTAAAGCATAGGCAGTTGATGCTGCTAATCCTGTTTTAGTTGAAGCTGTAATTGCTGACATCCCAAATTCCTGAAACCCTGCACTATAAAATTTCCCTGAAATACTCCCTGCAACCAATCCATCTGCTTCACCCTCTGTTCTACCATATCCAAAAAAGTTCATAGCTTTAAATCTACCTGATGCATCTGTTTGTGCAGTAGAAAACTTATCAAAGTCTGCATAAGCATTAAAGAATGGAAATCTAAGAGCAGTATCATCAGAATGTGTTGCTTTGGCTGATCCATGTGTTCCTCTTATTACTGTAAGTGTATCAGAACTTATACCTGTAACTTCCATAATTTCATTTTCTACTCTTATTAAATCACCTACTTTAAAAAAATCTGCATCATCTACATCTATCTCTGTTTCTGTTCCATCTATAGCTTCTGCTGCTAATTGTGCATCACCACCAGCAGGATTATTTACTGCAACATACATATTAGAATCAGGGGCTTGATTTGTTAGCTGATAAGCATTTGCACCTGAAGCATCAGTAGAACCAAAGTTTATTTGTCTAAAACTTGGTAGCATCATATAATCACCAACAGCTAATAAGAATGTTTGATTAGATAAACCACCTGATCCATCTGCATTAGTATCAGGAGTTCCATCAGCCCATTGTTCTGTTCTGATTTGTATTTCAGCAGATACTATACCTGTGTTTTTAATTATCAATGTTTTACAATCTTCTAAAACAGATTGACCTTTTGAGCCACCAAGCACTAATGTAATAAATCCTGTAGCATTATCACATTCTTGCCTTACATTAAAAACATCTTCATACTGTCCTGTCTTGGTTGCAGTTAAAGTGTCTCCCCTTCCTGTTGTTATATTTGTTGTTGTTGTAAAACTTGGCATTTCTTCTCCTTATCTAATATGGTAATAAACATCTAAATTTATTGAAACATCACTTGTATCTGTTGCATTTTCTATAAATGCTATAACAACTTTTCCACTATCTATATTTGCTGAATCTAGTGTCATAGTTCCTGTTTTTACAGTTGTTGCTGTAGCTGATGCAGTTCCACTAGCACAAACTACACCTGCTGATAAATCTCCATGATTTGAACTTGTATCTAAAGTATAGCTTAAAAGATGCATATTTGTTGTAACACTTCCATCTGCTGTTACTAAAAATCTTATAGCATCTAATGTGATGTTGTGCTGTATAAACCAATAATATGCTACAGCATTTTCTTGTGCAGTAAGCCCACTTACATCTAAAGTTGTTGCAGGATCAGTTCCATTACCAAAATCATTATCTGCTGCTAATGCTGTTTCAAAGTGCATGTTATTTGCTACAAGTGGATAATGATAACCTGCTGTTGGTGTAAGGTCATATGTTCCCATAGATTTGTGCATTGTAAGTACATTTGCTAGTGATGCACCTGCTTTTACAGTAGAATCTGTTGTATTAGCTTGTAATATCTGATCACCACCTGATGTTTGAACATTAAAATTGCCTGTGGTATCTAATGCTGAACTTGTAGGCTTAATATTTAAACCTGCTTTTCCAATTTTTACTGCACTAGCAACACCATCACCTGTTTCTATTGCTCTGCTAGAATTGTCAAATCCTGTATTAGAGGATTGGCTAACCTGCATGATTCTTTTGTAAAAACTTGATAGTGGGTTTCCTTGAAATGTTGGCATATTATTATCCTGTATAAATTGATGATGGTAAACTTATTGCTTTTATAATAAATGGTGGATTTGAAACACCATGAGTACTTCTATAACCATAAGATATATTTGCTGTTTTAGTAGAACCTGCTGTTGAAAAACCTATATAAAATGTATTACTAGCACCTACACTAGCTAATTCAGATGCACCTAGAACCCATTTGACAGTAATAATATCATCATCAATTTCATCATCTGATAAGTAAACACCTGCAAAATCATATTCAAATTGTCCACCAATAGAATTATAAGTGCTATTATCACTTAATCCTACATCTATATTTGTATCTGTTGAGCCTACATTTATAAAACAGCTAAGTTCTATTTCTACTTTTTCACTAGTTGGTGTATTAAATGTAATTTGATGAGTTGAATCTTCTACTGTCATACTGTTTTGTATTTCATGGGTTACAGTTCCATCTGTTGGATGAAGATATGTGTAACCTACTACCTGACCTGCTAAACCATCTGCATATGCTTTTATAGATTGTTGTGTAGCTAAAGCAGTTGCACTATCACTAGCCATATTGTCTTCATCATTTATAGCTGTCATTTCAGTTCCACCTGCTATACTAAATTTATCAGCATCTAATGAATCTATATTGGTAATATCATTATCACCAAAATCTACATTACCACTCATAGTTCCACCTGCTAAAGGCAATTTAGTGCTATCTGATGCAGATACACCTTCAGTAGAACCTAATACTTCTAAATCTTTTACCCTTACTTTTTCAGTAGATACTTCAAGGGCAGAATTTTGCCCTGCTACTTTTACAGGTCTTAAATTCTCATCAATACTATTTTGCAGGGTTAAATCATTCATCTATTTTCTTTGCTAACATCTTTACTTGTTCTTCTAATTTATCAATTCTATTATCTGCATCATTAGGTAATTCCATATAATTAAGCACTTTGTCCAACTTATATACCTTTGCAATATGATCCATTATTTTAGGCAATATCTTATCACCTAAAACAAACTTTGCAATCATAGGTATAAAGGAACTAGGTATCACTTTTTAGTCATATCCTCAATTACATCTTTAACTGCTGATAATACACCTTCTGCTAATGCAATTTCATCTTTTTCACTAACAAATGGTATATCAACTTTAGATGCTATATTTTTAGCTAATTCTTTTTTATTAGCTTCTAATTGACCTATAACCATATTAATAGCCATGCCTTTTATTGCTTTAATTAATGCTTTCATTTAATCTCCATACATTTTTCTTTTTAAATATTCTAAATCATCATTATTATTATTTACCTGTGCTTCTAAATAATTAAGCCTAGTATCTTGTTTAATATCTGATGGAATTGGTTTTTCTTGCAATTCTACTAAATCACCAACTGTTTGCATAGTTGTCTCTATATGCAATTCATTTAACCTGATTCTACTTTCTAATTCCCTGTAGCCATACACTAATATCATAATTGCACCTATTGCCTGTATAGCCATAGGCAAACTAATCTTAAAATGGCTTTTATCACTTATGGTTGGATCACTCATTTCTTTAAAGGCTCATCTTTCCCATACAAAACATCTTGATCAGATACATGGATATTAGTAGCACCTTCTGTTAAAGAAACTTCTTTATCACCTAGCCTGATTGATTGGGATTTGTTTTTTTCATTTTTTAAATGATCAATTAGTGCAGCATTTTGCTCTGAATAACCCTTAATAATAGATACAATAGGATCTTCTTTGTCCTTATGCCCTGTCATAGTATTAAGAATTGAAATTAATGCCATAGATGTAGATGATGTTGCTGCTGATATGATTGCAATAGCTGACATATCTTTTATAAACACAATAGAACCAACAAGCCCAGCAAATAATAATATAATAGTAGGCAAAGCCCACTTAGCAATATTAACAGCAGCTTTATCCCTCATAATTCTTACATCTCTTGCTCTTTGCTGTTTTATCTTATCTATATCACTCATTTCTTAAGTCCATTACCTGATAGTTTAGCCATAATAGATATAGTTTGATCCATCCTAGAAAGAATTTCATTCATATTTTGCCTGTTTTGCTCTCTTTCTTGCTTTGAATTATCAATTAATTTGATTATTATGTTTTCAATTCTACTATGATTATCAGCTATTTGCTTCATAAGATCAGAAGCTAACCATTGAAATAACTTTCCTACCCCCCAACTCATACCCAAAAGCATTATCACAGGTAGTCCAAATCTCTCTGCAATAGCTACCCATTGATCCATTTAGCCATGATCTCTAACAATAGTAGATAATCTTTTTGATCTGTTAGGTGTTTGCTTTGACCATAGGCTATCTAGCATCTCATCTGATGCTTGTTTCCATTCTTTATTTTTCATATGTGCAATAGCTTTTTTAAACTTAGAGAATCCATGCACTCCTAATTGAAAGCACATTT